GAGCTAATGTGCAGATACTCTGCGCAGCAAGATGCAGCTGCGTAGAAGATCAACGACTCAAGCTGGAAAGTGAAGCCGTTCCCCATACTGGAGAACTTCTCCCATTTAACAGTTGAGTTGCTAAGAGTGCCATAATGAGATCGACAAGAATCCAATAGATGGAACCATCGACGAGGTAGTAACTCCTCGACGACGGAGCTAGCTATAGAATCACTAGCAGAAGAGAGATCAATAGTGGCAAGACTCTGGTCGATAGACCCTAGCCTCGCCAATTCTTGGTTCCTCGACTGATAGCGTAAGTCGACCCCATACCGTCGGAGCCTATTCCCAATCATATCACCAATAGCTTTCTGGAACCAAAGATTGATTCCAGGTTCTATAGCGATAACGCGATTGGTAGTAGAGTCTTTCGGTACAGTGACCACCTTATTACCAACTTGGAAATGCGGAAAACCCGCACAAACCAATACGGGAGACCAAAGAGGATATGAATCATCTAAGGCCTCCCATGGTATAAGGTTGTACAGATCACGCGTAACTCCGGTTTCAAGCCGGAATTTTCTGGCTGGACTGGCGTCTCTACGCTTGATTAACGTAGAAGCACCAGGACCCCAGTCAGGCATCGAGAAGAGCTCATCTGCGGTATAGTCATCGAGGATCCTTTCAATTTTACGAATGACTGCTGAATGCAGCCAGACGACTCGACCAGTAAATTTATGGTCGAGCTGGAGGTTCCTAAAACGACTATTCGTTTCCCTACAAAGAAGTTCAAATTTATCGAACTTCTCAAAGGCAACCTCATCCAAGTCATAGTTAAGGGATAACCCCTTAAATTTTGACAAGAATTTGGTAGCCGCGTAGGAATCCCTTAAGGACACAAGATCATTGTAATCCTTAGGATTGAACTCGAGCGCCGCCAGCTGTTCATGCTCTCCATTTCTGAAGAGTATGGCTACGGTAAGCGAACGGGGACAATCCAGGGCAGATAAGTACTCCTCAATTGCCGAGAAGGTTAACCTCTCGGAGACGCGGTAACTCGCGATTCCTTTATGGAATCTTCCACCATACTTCTTAGAAGACATGG